AATAAAGTTCTTCAGGTAGAGGGTGTTGACTACACAGCAACTCCTGATGGAGTTGGTTTTGGTGCGGCACTTATATCAGACGAAAAAGTAGTAGTCAATCTTATTAAATATTACGAATTTGAAGCTGGAATGGTGGGTAAAACATTTGTAGCTAGAGCAAATGGGTCTACTGTAACTAATATCCCAGGTGCTACTGTTTGGAAACCTGTATTTGAGAAGGACTCTGGTGGTAATGATCTAATAGACATATCAGATATGGTAGAAGGTCTTAGATATTCTATTGCCGATATGGGAGACTTAAAGTGGTTTACAAAATACACTTCTAAGGATGATGACAAAAAAATAGCTTGTGTATATCCAGAAAGTGAAGATGGTAATAGTCCTCTGGACTTATTTAATGTTGAATTTTATGGTTATTTTGGGAATAAAGCTACTGTATCCAAAGAATACCTTATACCGTCAATACTTTCAGAAAACGATTATAATTTAATAGATATTGGAGCGGAACCTCTAATAGATAATGAAATGTTGTCACTGTCATACTTTTATCCAGATGGCCGGAGAAATTTTTTCACTCTTGGTGATAAAATAACAGCTATTAACCCAGATGTTTATAAATCAGAACCTTTTCTGTCTTCCGGAGCTAAAGTAAGACTTCTTAAACATTCATCAGTACAGACAAGAGAATCATATATACCAGGGAAAATACCCGGAAAAGTATGGCCGGCAGTAACACTAAACAATTCTCCTAATGAGGATGGAGCAACTTGGACTGATTGGTTTGAAGGAACAACCCACATCTTTGATTCATCATCAGCTAAGACAACACTATCAAGGCCTTTTCATCCAAATCTTTCAGGAGTAGATAACCTTGACTTTACTGTAGGACCGACCCCATCATATCTAGGTACATCATGGCAGACTGCCTCTAGAAAGGATATACTTAATTTAAGATCTATTCATTACCAAGATGCACTACTACCTTCTCTCCATTATGAAGATACAGAGAACTATCAATATGGGGTAACTGACCTAACGGATCTTAAACCTCACCCATCTTCTCTTCGTGGATTTCTCTTCGCGGATAAAATAAATCCTTATAGGATTTTATTTGATACTAATGGTAACTATGCTATGAACCCTGATATAAGAGAATGGGATATAGCTAGAGTATATGAGAAAGGTGATGTAATTTGGGATAAAAACAAAGTATGGACGTCTGTAGTATGTGCAGGTAATGGGTTATCTAATTTTGACGGGTTATGGATCCGTAATGAAGTTGATACATCTGTTAGTAATAATGCTGGAGTTCAGCCTTCTACTCCAGGTACTGACTGGACTGAACTTGATATGACATATACAAATAACTCTGGAGGGTATTATTTATCAGAATACCCTAAAACTACACTATATAAAAGAGGCTTACCCTATTCTGTAGGTGATACAGTATTATATGTATCTCACTCCTACGATTTTAACACAACTAAAGAAACTGAAGATTATGATTCATGTATGGGTCCATGGTCTTCAGGGTTCTATAAATGTATACAATCTATACCTTCATCGGAACCTACAGGATGGGCAGATCCTAAAATGACATCAAATGGTCATTATGAATTATTAGATACTAGGTATTGGGTTCATATAGCACCAAAGGCTGATGCTAAAACAAAGAAACAGCAACAGCAATTAGGGTTGCCAGCTGGGATGGCTTTTCCTGAAGACCCGAGTATCAATGATACACATTTAGATAATTGGAGATGGAATGGTACATTTTGGGAAAACATAATAATTCCTAAAAATATATATAAACGTAGCATACCACACAATGACCCATTAAAACCTTATTGGTTTATTGATATGGCAGCTGAAACTTCTACACCGAACGACAAGTATGAAATTATAACAAATGGTATAATCAAAACACGACTTGATATGTCCTCTCTTGAACAATCTAGAGTGGGTTATCCTACCACAAGAACAGCTCATACACCTGTAGGTGCTACTACAGATTATGTTCTAGATGATGGTAAAATAGAAACTGGGTCAACTCAATCCATATTAGATCTAGATCAGTACTCTATAGAGATACCGTATAACCAGAAAAAGCATGAAATAATGTTAAAGATTAAAACACTTTCCACTGATTTTGTAATGTCTGAACAGACAATATCTATTCGGAATAGAAGCTCTAATCTTACTGCGGATATAGGATCTGTAAGATATATTGGAGCTCCTCACACATCGTCACAGCATGAAGCTTATATTGGTCAAGATGGTTATTGGTATATTAGACTGCAAATTCATGGAGATGGTACTGGTACTGCAGATAATTGGTCGTCTTATTGGATTGATCTATACCAATCGCTTCATCATAATGCTTTCGACCTTAAAGTAGTTGATAGATTTGTTACAGGACCTGCTGTTGTAACAGGTCCTGGTTATCATGATAACAACTATATTAGACTTCCGTTTAAATATAAATATAAAATAGAATCTTATATGGCACAGCTTAAGAACCAAGAAGACTAAATGTATAAATACCTTTATATAGATAAGGTAATGGACCAATTATGACTTTACAACCAAATTCAAGGGAGACCCTAGTTAACTATTGTTTAAGAGAACTAGGGGAACCTGTACTTGAAGTAAATGTGGATGAAGATCAATTAGAAGATCGTTTAGATGAAGCTTTCGAGTTCTGGCAAGAATACCATTCTGATGCTACAAAAAAGGTATACTTTAAACATCTAATAACAGCTGAGGATAAAGAGAACAAATATCTTGATCTATCTAATCAGATTTTATGGGTAGATAGGATATTACCTATAGATGCTTCTGGGTCTAATTTCCTCTTTGATATTGAGTATCAAATGAGATTAGCTGATATGAACAGACTTATGTCGATGGGTGGTATTGCAGAATATACTATGATGCAATCATCATTAGCCCTCTATGATATGAAATTAGGATCTGGTACAACAGAGGCTATTAGATTTTCTAGACATGAACACAAGTTATTTTTAGATGTAGATGATGATGAGTTAAAAGTAGGAAGTTATCTACTAGTAGCTGCATGGTCTACTATAGACCCAGAAACTGCTACATCCTTATATAATGATCGTCTGTTGAAAAAATATCTTACACAGCTTATAAAGAAGCAATGGGGTCAGAATTTAATTAAATTTGATGGTATGGTTTTACCGGGTGGAATTACTTTAAACGGTAGGCAATTGTATGATGATGCTATTGCGGAGATTGAAAAGATAGAAGCAGATATTAGGTTATCGTACGAGCTCCCTATTGACTTTATGATAGGTTAATAAGTTATGGCAACTAATACACACTTTAACCATAAAGTAAAATCAGAACAGAATCTGTATGAAGATATTATTATCGAATCTCTTCAGATGTTTGGGCAAGATGTTATGTATCTACCTAGACATGTTATAACAAAAGATGATATATTAAATGAAGATTATGCTAAGTTTGAGAATGCCTATTCTATAGAAATGTATATAGAAAATACAGAAGGATGGGGTGGTGAAGGTGATCTTATGTCTAAATTCGGACTTCAGATTAGAGATCAAGCTACATTTATTGTATCTAAATCAAGATGGGAAAAGATACTTCATACAGAAAATCAGATTCGTCCTTTTGAGGGTGATCTTATATATATGCCATTATCTAATGCTATGTTTGAGATATCTCATGTAGAACATGAACTTCCTTTTTATGCCCTTGGTAATCTACCTACATATCAGTTACATTGTAACCTCTTCGAGTACGCTTCAGAAGAGTTTAATACATCTGTTCCAGCTATAGACCAATTTGAGTCTCTTCATGCTAATTATGATGTATTCGGTATTGAGAAGTCAATAGCCCAGTTATTTACTGTAGGTGAAATAGTAACACAAGCTACAGATACAGTAGATGTTACAGTTATAGGGGAAGTATCCAAAGAAGTACCTTTTACTTCTACTACATCTAATATATATATTACTAACTCACACGGATCTGACGGGAAAGGTAGGGAATTTCAAGTATCCTCTACATATCCTATTGTAGGTGAAAAATCTAGTTCGTCTGCATTAATTGTTTCGGATGCATCTTCTCTATCTAACCCTAATACTGAAGAATCTAATGTAGATTCTAATATATCCTTTGACAGAAACGCTGATTCTATAATTGATTTTTCTGAATCTAATCCGTTCGGAGAACCTTAAATATGTTTGAAACTCCTTTTTATAACAAGCATATAAGAAATCTTGTATCTGTATTTGGAACATTATTTAATGATATACAGATACAAAAAAGAGATGCTGCCGGTAATATACTCGAAACTAATAGAGTACCTTTAGCGTACGGACCTAAACAAAAGTTTATTGCCCGACTTGAAGAAGAAGAGAATCCTCGCGAAGCGGGTATTGCTATTAAACTTCCAAGGATGGCATTTGAGATAACTTCTATAGATTATGATGCTACAGCTAAACTTAATAAAAATATTAAGGATGCTTATGCACACCCTACTGATTCCTATAAGAAAAGGTTTCTTAGAACATTTGCACCATATAATATAGGGTTTCAATTATCTATATTAGCTAAGAATATGGATGAAGGACTACAAATAATAGAACAGATATTACCATTATTCCAACCTGATTATACTGTAACTATTATAGAAAACTCTAATGTTAATAGGAAAACAGATGTTCCGTTTACACTCCAATCAGTAAACTTATCAGAAGAGTATGAGGGTGATTTCTTATATAGAAGAACTATTGTATATACATTAGATTTTACATCAAAACTAAGGTTTTATCAAGGTATACAAGACTCGGGTATTATTAAACATACTGAGATAGGTATTACAGATACTACTGTAACTCCACAGATACTCCTAGAAAAAGTTAAATCTGATGTTGATCCAGCTACCGCTTCACCAGAAGATGAATACGAAATTATAGATACTATTGACTACTTTGTAGAACATTAAATATGAATAAAGATATTGATTCTGATTATAAGTATATTAGATCATCATTATATAACCTTGCAGACAAAGGAACTGAGGGTATAGAACTCATGATGGAATTAGCACGTGAGTCTGANCATCCTAGAGCCTTTGAAGTGTTATCTAATATGATTAAAACCAACGCNGANGTTGTTGAGTCATTAATGTCTCTTCAAAAAGAAAAATCNAAATTNGAATTAACTGAAGCCCCTACTTCTAAAGCAGAAATTACTAATAANAATGTATTTATTGGGAGTGCTACAGATCTCCAGAAACTATTAGCTGATAAGAATAACGACATTATTGAACATAAGTAGTATATCCTAAATTATGTATTATTATTATATTATTAAAGTTAAGTCTAACCTAATTAAAGTATGATGAATATTATTGAAAAATATAAAGATACATTTGATGCTTTAGAAATTATGAGAGAAATGGAGCCTAATATAATCTATATGCATTTAATATCTTTAGGTAAAAAGCTACAAGAAGATCCTTTATCAGAAGAGAAAAGACTATCTAAAAACCAAGTAACATATTGTCAATTTAAATTATATGTTGACATTGAAGATGGTAAATTTAAAGCATGGTCAGATGCAATGATAGCATCAGGATATGCTTATATGTTATTAGATGTATTTAATTCATCAAATAGAACTATAGATGCTAAAGAATTTGATATACTTAACATAGATGAGTTATTATCTATGAATCGTACATCAGGTTTTTTTCAAATGATTGATATAATGAACTCTAAAATACCAGAATGATGGAGCTACAGAACGGTCAATTTGGTTATCTCGGTAATGCAAATGTTAAGAAAGATGGTATATCTCAACAATGGACACTCGATGAAGTAGAAGAGTATTCTAAATGTGTAGAAGATGCNGCCTATTTTGCAAGGAATTACATTAAGATTGTTCATCTAGATAAAGGTTTAACACCCTTTGATCTTTATCCTTATCAAGAGGAAATGTTTCAACATTTTGAGGATAATAGGTTTTCTATAGTATTAGCTTGTCGCCAATCAGGAAAATCAATATCGTCTGTTGTATATCTTCTCTGGTATGCATTATTTCATCCCGATAAAACCATTGCTATTCTGGCAAACAAAGGGGCTACTGCTCGTGAAATGCTAGCACGTGTAACATTGGCTCTAGAGAACCTCCCATTCTTTCTTCAAGCAGGTTGTAAAGTACTTAATAAGGGATCCATAGAATTCTCTAATAATTCACGTATTATTGCAGCTGCTACATCAGGTTCTTCTATTCGTGGTATGTCTATATCTTTACTCTTCCTAGATGAGTTTGCTTTTGTGGAAAATGATGGTGAGTTTTATACATCAACATATCCAGTAATATCATCAGGTAAATCTACTAGAGTTATTATTACATCAACAGCGAACGGTCTTGGTAATGTATTTCACAAACTATGGGAAGGTGCTATGCAGAGCACTAACACATATAAACCATTTCGTGTAGACTGGATGGATGTACCGGGTAGAGACGAGAAATGGAAAGAAGAAACAATAGCTAATACTTCAGAACTTCAGTTCGAACAAGAATTTGGTAATAGGTTTATTGGTGTAGGGAATACACTAATTACTGCAAACTGTCTTCTTTCGTTAAGAGCAATAGAGCCACTCCATAGAAGGGATGATGGGGTTCGTATATATAAAGAAACATTACCAAAACATCAATATATTATGTTAGTTGATGTTGCTCAAGGTAGGGGTAGAGATTATTCCACTTTTAATATACTGGATATAACAGGTGAGATATTTGAGCAAGTTGCTGTATATCAAGTTAATACTATATCACCCCTATTATTTCCTGATGTAATACATAAGTATGCAAAGGTGTATAATAATTGTTATGTAGTTATAGAATCTAATGATCAAGGTTCTATGGTAGGTAATGAGTTATATTATGAAC